AAAAGTCTTGAGAAAGATTTAAAAACTATTGATTTAAAAATTCAAGAATGGAAACTTATTAGAATTAGAATAAGTATTAAAGAATTAATAGAAAAAGAATGGTCTTCTAATGACTCAATATAATCCTAAAATGTGTTCAGAGATTATTGAAATGGCTGAATTAGGCCGTTCATTAACTCAAATAGCTGCTTATTGGCATGTAACAGAAGAAGATGTTATAGGTTGGACACAAGATCCAGACAAAATTGACTTTAAACAAGCCTTAGAAGTCGCTAGAGTATGTTCTGAAGCCTATTATGAAGATCTAGGACAGAAAGGGATGAAAGGAAAGATTCCGGATTTTAAATCTACGGTATGGGCACAACTAATGAAAGCTAGGTTTAAAAAGAATTGGGCAGATTGTAATATCCAAAAGATTGAAATTAAGAATGATATAAAAAATATGAGTACCGAAGAGATTGATCAAAGTATTGAAGCTTTAATTGCTCAACGTGAATTGAATAAAAAAAATAATCCTCCTAAATCAGGCGTTCCTACTAGTCCATAATGACCCAAGAATATCTATCTAGAAGTGAGAAAGAGCAATTATTAGATCTACTTCAAGAAAAAGAAAATAGAATTAAATATAATTATGTAGATACTTTATTTATGGATGATGATAAAGCTATTACTCTACCTGATTGTGATAGATCATTAGCACGCTCTAATTATCCTAAACATGTAGAATTCTTTAATGCGGGGGCTGATTTTACAGAAAGAGCATTTATTGCAGGAAATCAGACAGGAAAAACTACCACAGGATTAGAAGAACTTTATCTTCATTGTTCTGGTAGATATCCTCACTGGTGGAAAGGAAAAAGATTTAAAAAACCAATAACTGCTTGGCTTTGCGGAGACCGTGGTGAGATTATTCGCGATGGTATGCAACAAGATTTGATGGGAAGAACCGAAATAGGAACTGGAATTATTCCTAGAGATATGTTCCACAAGAATGAGAATCATAAAGATGGTACTTCTTCTATGCCTGGAGTTCCTGGAGGAATAGGGCAATATTTTATTAAACATATTAGTGGTGGAGTTAGTAAAATTGTTATCAAGACGTATAATGCGGGGAAAAATGCATTTGAATCAGCTAAAGTCGATTGTATCATGTTGGATGAAGAGTGTCCAATGGATATTTATGTCGAATGTCAAATTAGAACAATTACCACTGGAGGTATTGTTTATCTTACTTTTACCCCCGATAGCGGTCTCACAGATACTGTATTACATTTTTTAGATAAACCAAAAGATGGAGAACCTGCTAAATTTGTTACAATGGTTGGTTGGGATGATGTTCCACATTTATCTGATAAAAGAAAGAAACAATTATTAGCAACAATTCCTCTACATTTAAGAGATGTAAAGACAAAAGGAAAACCATATTTAGGAGCAGGAGCAATATATCCTATTCCTGAAGAAGAATTTGTAGTGAGACCTTTTAAAATTCCTGAGTACTGGCCTAAAGCTTTTGCATTTGATCCGGGTTGGAGAAAAACAGCAGCTCTTTGGGGAACATATGACCAAGAAGCTGATACTTGGTATTTATATTCAGAATATTATAGAGGACAAGCAGAGCCCTCAGTACATTGTGCAGGAATACGAGCAAGAGGAGATTGGATACAAGGAGTGGCTGATCCCCACGGATCAAAAGCAGGTAAAGGAGTTGCAGCCCAGTCTTTTTTAGAAGCCTATGAGAATTTAGGACTAGAACTAACACTAGCATCCCCCAGCGGCCAGGGATCAATAGAATTAGGTATTAATGAAGTATATAACCGATTATCTTCTGGTAGACTAAAAGTTTTTAGTACCATGCAAGATTGGTTATATGAATATAGAATTTATAGAAGAAAAGAAAACGGAAAGATTGTTGAAACGAACAATCACTTAATGGATTGTACAAGATATTTAATGCTCTGTGGATTTCAAGTTATGTCTGTCCAGAGAGAAGAATCAGACTGGGATCGAAAAACTTCTTTTAATCCTAGTGGAATAAATCCTTACACGGGCTACTAAGAATGTCATTAGTTTCTGAATTAAAAGCTCAAGCAAAAAAAATTAATATAGCAGAAGATCTAGATAAAGACGAGCTTCTAAAAATTGGTAATAGAGTATTATTAGGTTATCATCGTGACTTAGCTTCTATGGAAGAATGGTTAGCTGATGTTAAACGAGTCGAAGAATTAGCTAGTTTAGTTGCTCAAAAGAAAAATTATCCCCTACCCAACTCGGCTAATATTAAATTTCCTCTTATAACTAAAGCTAGTTATGAATTTTCTTCGCGTACTTATCCTGAAATCATGAAAGATGGAAAAGTAGTGAAAGCAAGAGTTATAGGACTTCATTTGGATGAAGAAGCTGCTGAGAAAGCAGAAAGAGTTGCTGATTACATGAATTATCAATTATTATTTGAAAATAATGATTGGGAAAGGGATCTTGATCTATTATTAACTCGATTATCTTTAATTGGTTTTCTATGTAAAAAAAGTTATTGGGATCCTATTGAACAAAAGATTAAAAATGAAATATGCGAGCCCGAAGATTTAATTATTGATGCAAAAGTTAAGAGTTTACATGATGCCCGTAGAATTTCTCATGTATTACATGTGTATCTTAATGATCTAATATCAGGAAAAAATCGTGGTGTTTATTGTGAAGATGTAGTAGATGAACTAGTTGAAGAATATTGTGAAGATGAATTAGATCCTAAAATTGATCTAGTAGAACAACATACGTTTTTAGACTTAGATGATGACGATTATTCAGAACCATATATAGTCACTATAGTTAAACAAAGTGGTAGAATATTAAGAATTGCTCCTAGATTTAATGCTGAGGAGATTGAAGGTAAGAATGATAAAATAGAAATCATTAAACCTATTCAATTATTTACTGATTATCATTTTTTAGTATCGCCAAAAGGCAAATTCCAGAGTGTTGGTTTTGGAATATTAATGCTTCATTTGAATGAAAGTATTAATACTATTCTTAATATGTTAATTGATGCAGGCCAATTAGCTAATATGCAAGGAGGCTATAAAGATTCTAGATTAAAAAATATGGGTAGTGGAGATAGTCTTCATAATCCTGGAGAATATAAATCTCTTAAAGCTATGGGAGGAGTAACATTAAAAGATGGTTTAATTCCTATTAATCATAAAGAACCTTCTTCCGTCTTATATCAATTATTAGGATTATTAATTCAAACAGGTAAAGATTTATCATCTTCAACTGAAGTAATGACAGGAGCTACTCAGGCAGATAATGCAAAAACAGGAGCTGTACAAGCTTTACAAGCGCAAGGATTAAAAGTATTTACATCTATTCAAAAAAGAATCTATAGATCATTATCTGATGACTTTAGGAAAATTTATACTCTTAATGGAATGTATTTAGATCCTCAAGTTTATTATAAAATTGAAAAAGATAAGAAAAGTGTAAAATCTACAGATTTTGATCTTAAATCTGTAGATATTTTACCAATAGCAGATCCTAATTTATCTTCTGAAGCTCAGCGTAGTTATAGAAATCAAATATTAATAGCTGCTCAGCAAATGCCGGGAACTGATAAAGTTAAATTAACTCGTTTAGTATTAGAGAATTCTAATATAGGTGTACCCGTAGATGATATTATGGTTCCACCCGAACAATTAAATAAACCAGACCCTTCAGTTATTGAGATCCAAGCTAAAATTCATAATATGGGCGAACAAAATGCTCTTAAAGGACATGAATTAGCAATAAGAGAGAAAGAAGTTCAGATTGAAGCTTATAAAGTTCAATGTCAGTGTATTGAGTTAAAAGCTAAATCAATGTTAGAGATTGCACAAGCACAGGCTCAAAAAGATAATGGTAAATTTAAAGAATATGAATTGCAATTACAAGCTCTAGAACAAATGATTGGTGCACTTCAACATGCTGCTGATTTCCAACAGGCAGGACAAGTACATCAAAATGAAATAGGAATGAAACAACAAGAGATAAATAATAATGCAAATCAACAAGAAAATGATAATAGAATATCTGGAGAATCCGATAACCAGACTCTTACTTAGTAGAATTAATGAACATAAAGAAGCTCATTTAGATGCTTTAAAAGGAAAAATACTTATAAATGATGATATAACCAAAGTAAGAGATGAAATATCAATATTAAAAGGACAAATTTTTACATTAGAATTATTAGAAGATTTACAAGAATTTTTAGAATTCCAAGAGGAAAAATAATATGAAGAAATACAAACCAGTAGGAGATAGAGTAGTTATTAAAATTAAGTGTGTTGAAGAAAAATCTGAAGGAGGAATTCTTTTACCAGGAGCAGTTCAAGAAAAAGATCAAATGGCTAGGGAAGAAGGAAATGTAATTGCTATTGGAAATATGTGTGGTAGTGAAGAAGGAATTGAATATAAAGTAGGAGATTTAGTTGCATTTGCTCGTTATGGTGGTAAACATCTTGGATATGATGAAAATAAAAATGAAATTCGTGTTTTAAGAGAAATTGATATTTTAGTTGTAATAGAAGAGGAATAGATAATGCCAGATTTAGATGAAAAATTAGATGAATTACAAGAGCAAATAAAAAATGAAATGGGAGTATTAAAACTAGATAGTAAAAGTGAAAGTTCCCTCCAGAAACAACCCGATGAAACTGTAGTTTCACCAAAAAATGATATAAAAGAACATAAAGGATACATGGATCGTGAAACCTACATTAGAAAACATGGTTCTGATGAAGGATATAAAGATAAAGAAACATTTGATAGAGATGGATCATTCTTCAAGAAAATTGAAGCTCAAAATAGAAAGATAGATGAATTAATAGAATTTAATCGTCAATCTATTGAGCATGGAAGAAAGGTGGAGAAAGCAGCTTATGAAAAAGCTCTACGAGACCTACAAATAGAAAAAATAGAATTAATAAAAAATGCAGATGCTGAGGGTGTAATAGCACTTGAGCAACGTGCGGAAGTAGTTAAAGAGCAAATTAAAGAATTTGAAAAACCTATTCCTATAAATGAAACTAATAATCAAGTATTAGATGCAGAATCTATTTATTTTAAAGAACGTAATTCTTCTTGGATTAATGGTAGTTCAGAGGAAGATAAAAGAATGCAAGCAATGTCAAGAGCAGTTATTTCTTATCTCCAAGAAACTGAACCAAATATATCTTCGAAAGATGCTGTAGATAGAATTGAAAATGAATTAAAAGAAAAATTTCCAAAAAGATTTGAAAATCAATATAAAGATAAACCGGCTTTAATAACTTTATCTACTACCGATAGAAATAATAAAAAATCTGATCTTATTGGAAAATTAACCCAACAACAAAAAGATTTTGTTAAAAAAGCAAAAAAATATGGTTCAAAACTAACAGAAGAAGAATATGCTAAACAATTAGAATTAACAGGAGATTTAAGAGATGAGTAAAATAGCACTTGCACGAGAAGAATTAAAAGAAGAAAATACGGTTGAAGATACTAAAGAATCTAAACCTATCAAAAAGAAAATGACAAAAGAAGAATATAAAGAAAAATTTAGAAATATGGATTTACAGTATACTGGAAGACTTCATGTTGACGAAAAATATAAGAATCCGGATAAGGTTCTGCGCATTGACAACGATGATCCAGCTACTAGAAAATATTTATCAGAATTAGGTTATACTCCTGTAAAAAGAATAGAAGGAGCAGTTAATGGTTCAGGATCTTTAAATGAATCTCAAAATTTAGATTCATATGTTAGATTTGAACAAGCCATTACTGGACAGAGTCAACCTGGTATTTTATATGAGATTGATAAAGATCTTTATGATGCAAGAAAAGAAGTAGAAGTAGAACAAAATAATGAATTACTTCAAAGTAAAATAGAAGATATGCAACGAGAAGATCAATTGGGTAAAAAATTTAAATAATAAAATGCGTAATAACTAATGGAATTTTTATAAAAATAAATTTGGAAAAATTTAATTATGGCAACAGGTTTTGGTTTTAGACTGGTAGGTGCTATTGGAGGAGGTTCTACTCCTCAGGTTAGGGAATATTCAGTTCCTGCAACTGATGGCACAGCTCTCTTTGAGGGAGATCCAGTAATGTTAGTTAATTCTATGGATGCAGTGGGTGAATTACCAACTGTAACTATAGCAACTACAGGTTCAGTTATTTTAGGTGTTGTTGTTGGATTTAAACCCTCAGCAGCTCTTCCTTATACTGGACAATATAGGGCAGCTTCAACTGCTCGTACAGTTTTAGTCTGTGATGATCCCAATGCAATTTATGAAATTCAAGAAGATGCAGTTGGTGGTGCTCTAACAGCAGCTCAAATTGGTGAAATGGAAAATTGTCCTTTTGTTTCGGGGGCAGGATCTATTTATACAGGTCTATCGGGCTATATGCTTGATTCAAGTCAAGTAACAGTCAGTGCTAGTGATTGTAAAATCCTAGGTGTTAGACGCGATGGAGTAAATGCAGCAGCAGCCACTGCTGGGGCAGTTATTCTTGTTAGATTCTTAAATGCTTCAGCTGCTTTAGTAGCAACTGATTCTCGTTCATAATAAAGGAGCAATAATTTATGTCAAATCCAATTATGCGCTCTAGTTTTCAGAGTGACCTTTTACCTATTATCAATAGCTGGCATGGTGATGATCTTAAACTTCAGGAAGATTTAGTTCCTAAGATTATGGAAGTAGCTAGTTCAGATAATGCTTTTGAGGTATATGGTGTTCTAACAGGCATGAGCACAATGATTAAAAAGTCTGAAGGACAAGCTTTCACTTATGATAGCTCACGACAAGCTTATACCCCCAGATTTACTCATGATACATGGGCATCTGGTTTTAAAATTACAATGGAAATGATTCAAGATGGTAAAGCTTTTAAAGAAGCTCGTCGCTTCACTAAAATGCTTGCAAAAGGAGAAGCAGAAACTAGAAATATTTTAGCAGCGAATGTTATAAATAATGGTGCTTCTGGTTCTTATTTACAAGATGGTGGTGATGGTGTTGCTCTTTTCTCAGCTTCACATCCTGCATATGCTTCTTTACAATCAAATGTTATAGCAGTTAATGCGGCTCTTTCAGAAGCATCTTTAGAAGCACTTACTATCCAAATTAAAAATGCTAAGGATTTAAGAGGATTACGTGCTAATATTAAACCCCGTAAAATCGTGGTTAATGTTGCATTAGAACCTCAACTAAATCGTATTTTAAATAGTAATCTTCGTGTTGGTACTACTAACAATGATTTGAACTATTTGAAAGAAAGTGGCATGTTCCCAGAAGGAATTGTGGCTTCACCATATATCTCTAGTTTAACTCAATATACCATACTAACTGATGTTATGGAAGGTTTAATGTTTTTAAATAGATATTCAAGTGAAGTTGAAACCGATAATGAATTCGACACAAAAAATGCAGCATATTCGAAAGTTATGCGTGTATCTACTGGTTGGATTAATTGGTTGGCAGCATATGAGGCTGCTGGCGCTTAAAGAATTATCCCGGATGGGATTATTTCTTTAATTTCAAGTAATTTTAAACAAAAACAAACCGATCGGGATGATAGTGCAATGATGGATCTTGTACTTCCTCATTCCCGATTTTAATAATAAATTATTAGTTGTATGCAAATCTATGCAAATGGAATAGTTATCAACTAAATAATAAAGGCAATAATAAATGTCATTTTTCAAAGACAAAGTCCAGTCAGCAGCTTCTTTAGAAGCATGTTCTTCTGGCAATAATGCAGAAGATGCCGTAACAGCTATTAAAGTTGTTCCTGTCGCGAATGCAGCAGCTGCTAATATTATGTCAGTAACAAATGCTTCTCTTGCACAAGCTTCTGTTTTGACTATACCCGATCCAGGCGCAGCTACTGCTAATTTTGTATTAGATACTGGTACAAATGCAACAGCTACTATTACTACTGCAACTATAACAACTGCTAATGTCACTAATTTAAAATATGGCGCTACTCCAGTTGCTCAAGTAGATCCAGCTTCTTGTACTATTACGGCAGCAGCAGGAGCCGCTAATACTTCAACAATTACAGTTCAGTTAAAAGATGGAGCAGGCACTAATATTGCAAGAAGTCTACCCTTCACTGTTTATGCTTCTTCGGCAGCGGATGGCCTAACTTTGGCCTCAGCAGCATCTACTGGTTTTTCAGTAGCTTCTGGTGGTTTAAGTTTAAATAATGGTGCAGCAGTAACTACTAGTATTCGTGCTGTAACAAGTGCTACTGGTGGTTGTGTATTAAGTTTGTTAGATACAGGTAAACAAACTAGTTATTTAGTTCTTGTTCTAGCGAATGGTGTTAAGATAAGTGCTCAATTGAGTGCTGGTTCTTACGGTTAATAAATAAAACTCATTTGAGGGATATGAGTATAACTATTCCCTCATATATTTCAAATACCCTTTAAATAGGGTATTTACTGTTTTAACCCCTATAATGGGTAAAATAATGTCAAATACAAAAACTTTAAAAAATATAACAGTTAGTCCAAAAGAGGCTTATGTTTATTTTACATTAGCTAGTGATGGTACTCAAGAAACTAATACTGTTATTTATGATTCTTCTGTAGTAGCAACAGCTGCTGGGGACACAGATCCTCTTACTTCTGCAATTATGGAAGTATATGCATCAGCCTCTGCAGCAACAACAGCAAGAGTTCTATTAAAATGGGATGCATCTACTCCAGTATTAGCTATGGATATTCCTACAGCCACAGATCCTCTTAAATTTTGTGCTCGAGATGCCTTATGTTTACCAAATCAGGGGGGTTCTGGTATTACCGGTGATATTACTCTAACTACAACTGGTTTAGCTTCAGGTGATGCTATAACTATTTTAATGCGTGTTAAGAGACAATAATAATGACTTCGTTAGTAGGGCAAAGAATAACTGCCTACATTGGAGATCTATGTCAAGTCTCTAATAGTGGCACAGGCATAGACGGAACTCTTCGAGCTATAAGTAGCGGAACAGGAACAGCAAGTGCTTTACAAGTATCTACTGCTGGAGTTAAATTTACTGGTACTGTTGCTTATGGTTCTTCTTCAGTAGCTTTTGGAGGTAATTTTAGTACCACAGGAACTTTTAGTTCTGGTGGTAATTTTAGTACTTCTAGTACTGTAGCAATTACTGGAGCATTGAGTATTGCTGGAGCTTTTTCCACAATAGGAGCAAACTCTTTAGCAATAACAACATCCGCACCCACAGCAATTACTTTACCCAATTCAGGAACTTTAAGTACATTAGCAGGATCAGAAACTCTTACTAATAAAACTATTACAAATCCTAAGATAACTCAAATAAATGATGCTAATGGTAATACTAGTATTACTAATACAGCAACAGGATCAGCTGTAAATTATCTAAATATAACTAATGGAGCCACAGGTTCTGGAATTTCTTTAGCTGCTACAGGATCTGATAGTGCTGTTAACTTAGCTTTATCTCAAAAAGGAGCTGCTAGGGTAGACTTAGGAGCAGCTTCTTGTACAGGAATTAAATTAGTATCGAGTCAACCTATACTGGATGCTAATAATAATAAATTAATTAATTTTAATGCAATTGGAAGCGCTGTAAATTATTTAACCATAGTAAATAATAGCACTACAAATGCTCCTCAACTAGCTTCCGGAGGATCTGATACTAATATTAATTTAACTCTAGCCACACAAGGCACAGGCACAATATTATTAGAATCTGCTAATACAACTAATCCAGTTACTATTTATTCAGGTACAGGATTACAACATTTAACCCAAATAATAACGCCCAATACATCTGCAACTAGAACTTTAACACTACCAGATAATAATATAGATTTAACAAGTGTATATTTTTCCTATGGATTAGCTGCAACTCAATCTGTTGGATCTGCAAGTTTTACTAAAGTTCAATTAGATACTAATTTATATGATAATAAAACATACTGGGATGGAACAAATTTTAGATTTACTCCTCAAAAAGCTGGTGTATATCAAATATCTGCTGGTATTAATTTTGCCTCAGCAATAGATCAAGGAGTTTTTATAATAGCTATATATAAAAATGGCAGTGTAGTATATGAGAGTTCTCCTTCTCAATCTGGAGCTTCTTCACAAGGAGCTAGTACTTCTGGTTTATTAACTTTAAATGGTTCTACAGATTATATTGAATTATTTGCATACAGAAGTGGTGCTGGAAGTGTGAATATCGGGGGAAATGCTGCTTCTACATTTTTAACTGCTGTAAGAATATGTGCAATTTAATATGGATGCTAATCATTTAGTAAAAGGTTCTTATAATGTTATTTGTGATCAGTGTGGTCAGAAGTATAAAAGAGAATTTTGTAAAGTTCAATGGGATAATTTATTCACTTGCTTTCATTGCTATGATAAAAAACATCCCTGGTTAGAACCTTTACCAATTCCTGTAGATGCTCTGCCTGTTTCAATTGCTAGACCACGACCAAATCCATTGTATTTAGATAATGGTTTACAAGATATGGGGGTATGGGGAGGACCTTATAAAACAGAAACGGGCTATGAGAATGATATTACATGGTCAGGATGGACAGGTTTCTGGGGAGGAGACAATTCGCTACCTTTCTCCGCAGATAATTTTCCTCTTCAATAAAAAGAATAATACATGACTACATCGAATTCAACTGACTTTATATTAACTAGAGATCAGATAATTACACAAGCACTTAATTTATTAGGTGTGTATGGTCAAGGAGATACAATCAGTGCAAATGATATATCTTTTTCAGCCACAGCACTCAACATGATGATAAAAAGTTGGGAAGGACAAGGAATTCATTTATGGACAAGTTCTGAAGCAGCTTTATTTTTTACTTTAGGACAGCAAAAATATTCTTTATCTAATACTTCTTCAGATATAACTGGAGATTATCCTATATTTAATTTATTAACTTCTTCCGCTTCAGGATCAAATTTAATAGTTAATTCTACTGTTGGTATTAATGTTAATGACAATATTGGAATAAAATTAGATTCAGGAATAATCCAATGGACTACTGTACTATCTATTCCAGACGCAACTACGATTAATCTTAATGCTTCATTATCCGGAACAGCTTCTACTGGAAATAATGTATTTTCATTTACTACTAGAACTGATAGACCTTTAGAAATATCTTCATCGAGGTATAGATATTCTGATGGAACAGAAAGACCTTTAAATAAAAAAGGAAGGGATGATTTTATGAAAGTCCCTTTAAAAACTACAACGGGAAAAGCTAATCAATATTATTATGCTCCAAAAGTTAGCGATGCTTGGATGTATTTATGGCCAACAGCAGATGATGTAGGAGATTGTATTAGATTTTCTTATAGTAGAAGAATTCAAGATTTTGATGCTTCTTCAGATACTCCAGATCTTCCACAAGAGTGGTTAGAGGCTATAGTATATAATTTAGCTGTTAGATTAGCTCCGGGTTTTGGTATTTCAACTGGCAAATTGAATCCAGATATATCCATGATAGCTCAGACATCTTTAATGGAAATAAGATTATGGGATAGCGAGGAAGGTTCTTTAAATATTGTTCCAAATTATAGGTATGATTATTAATGATCAATATATTAACCTATAACTCTATAAATTGGTAAGGATATTAATCATTATGCCTATTTTAGATATTTTAGACCAAGAATATTTATCAAAAAGTTCAGATCAAAATCAAGCTGAACTTAAAAATATGTATTTAGAAGCAGATCCTAATAAGGGTAAATATAAATATATTGCTTTACCAATGCCGGGACTCACTTTATTCAGTGATACTGGATTAGCAAATATTCGATGTTTATTTTCCGTGCAAGAAAGATTATATGCAGTAGCTGCTAATAAATTACTTTATATTGATTCAAATGGTAATATAATAACTTTAGGAACTTTAAATACTTCAGCTGATTCTTCTACTGTTAAAGCTAAAATAAAAGCAATAACTGGTGCTTCCGATAATAATCATCAATTATTAGTAATAGATGGTATTAATGGTTACCAATATAATACAAGTACTTCTGTAGGACAATTTCCTATAACGGATTCAAATTTTCCTCAAACTGCTATAGATATTGAAACTCAAGATGACTATGTAACTGCTGTTTTAAATAATTCTATATCGTATCAATGGTGTAATGTTTCTGATACTACCACATGGAATGTTCTGAATTTTGCTTCTAAAACAGGTCAGGCTGATGGTTTAAATGCCATGTTGTCTCATGAAAATGTAATGTGGGAATTTGGTACTCAAACCACTGAATTAGCTACAAATGTAGGAGATCCGGATTTACCATTTACTAAAAATTCTACTTTTTTACATTATGGTTGTCCCGCTAGATACACAATAGCTGTTAATGGTAATTATTATATATTCATGTCTTCCAATGCACATGGTGGATATAGTATATATCAAACATTACCCAGAATTTATTATTATAATCCAGCACCAGTATCTACACCCCCAATTGATTATCAAATTGGTCAGTGGACAACAGTAAATGATTCTTTTGGAAATATTTACAATGTTGATGGGCATGAGTTTTATGAATTAACTTCTCCATCAGCTAATCAAACTTTTATTTATGATATTCCCAAATCTCAACAAGCAGATGCTCAAAAAGGAGCATGGTATAAAAGAGAATCTTATATTAATGGTTCTTATGGGAGATTTTTAGGTAATACTAGGGCTTTTTGCTATGGTAAGAGATTAGTTGGAGATTTTAATTCAGGTAAAATTTATTATGAAGATTCTTCTAATTATACAGAGAATGGGACTGCCATAAGAAGACAATTTGTTAGCCCTTCTGGTCCTACCTATGCCGGAGGAAATAGAGTTATATTCTCTAGGATGCAGATTGATATAGAAACTGGAGTAGGTTCCAATGAAACTTTTACATTAGAAAAAAGTATTGATAATGGTGCTACTTGGCAATTAGTCAATACTTATACTATTCCACCTAAAGGCGGAAGAATTTATGAAAATAGATTAGGTTCTTCTAGATATGGAATGATATTTAGAATAACTACAACAATGAATGCTAAATTTGCAATATTAGGTTTTCAAGTTAATGCGGAGCCATGTCACAGCTAATGACTACTATTCCTTCACCACCACCAGTTCCTGTAGTAAGTTTAGCAAATGGCAATGCTACTCCTGACTATCAATCTTGGTTTAATTCTATTTATACCAGAATCGGTGGAGGTATGGGAGACCTTACAAATAGTAGCTGGACTTATACACTACCAGGCGGAACTTCAAGATTATTAACCTCAAAACTATCAGATATAGTATCTGTTTTAGATTTTGGTGCTGATAAAACAGGAGCAATAGATAGTACTATAGCTATACAAAATGCTTTAAATAGTGCGTATAAAAGAATCTATATTCCAGCAGGAACTTATAAAATAACATCTACTCTTTTATTATCAAAAGCTGGAACAACTATTATAGGAGATAATTGGGGAACTTCTATTTTAAGGGGAACTCCAGGAATGGGTCCCGTTCTCCAATTAGGAAAAACTATAGGATATAATTTTAATAATGTAGAATCTTTATCAATAACTTATTTAGGAACACCTCATATTGGAGATTATGGTTTACAGGTGGGTCCTGTATTAAATAATTTATGTTATTTAAAAGATTTATATATAACCAATTGTTGGGAAGGATTACACTTAGGACCAACAGGGTACTCTAAAGTAATCAGATGTTTTATTACTAATAACTATAGTAATGGAATATTTGTGGGTAATGATACTTCTAATGCTCCGGGGGGCCAGTGGAGTATTTCAGATACATTAAGTCAACTTAATGATGGTGCAGGTTTATGGATCGAAGCAGCAAATAAATCTGGATCAATGACTTGTGGGGAGATAATAGGATTTAGTACATACGCAAATACTTTAGGAGGGATTGTAATAAAAGGAAAGGCCATCTGCCCAATTTATGCTCCTAGAATTAGTAATTGTTTCTTAGGTAATGATGGTACTAATGGAGAAATATATTTAGATACTTATGGAACCTATCCAATTAAAATATCTGATTGTTATTTAGAGTTAGCAGGAGCAGGAACTACTGGACATGCTTTCTCTACTTCAGCAACAAATATTGGAGATGCTATTCACATAACGGCTAATAATAGTTCAGTTAATATCTCAGGAACAGATATAATTAATCCTTCGCAAAATGGTATTTATTGTGGCGGAACAACAGTGCATATATCTTCTTCTAATATTAGTTATTGTGGTTTAGCAGGAGATACTTCTAATCAGTTTGGAGTTTATGCCACTAATGGATCTGTATCTATTTCTAGTAATGATTTTTGGCAAAATCCTGTTGGAATTAAAGCAACTGCAGGATGTTCATATATTAATATAGCATTAGATAATAATTTGTATAGTAATACAACAAATATAGATACATCTTTAATGAATGCTAACAATGTATATGGTATTAATGGAATATTAAAAGCCCCAGTACAAGTAAATGATGTGAATGGAAATTCTATATTTAAATATGTTCCAACAAGTTCAGCAGTAAATTACATAGAAGTTTTTAATTCTACAACAGGAAATGCTCCAACTATTGCCGCTACTGGATCTGACTCAAATATTGGTTTAACTTTTTCTACAACACAAGCATCTCCCTTTACATTTCTAACAACTAAAACATCTAATCAATTTGTAATTCAAAGCGGAACAGCAATACAAAAAACTAGTAATTTTAATTTTGCAAATACTGCAGCTACATATACTTATACATTTCCAGACTCAAATGGAACTATTGTATTAGGAGGAGGTACTTGTTCAGGAACTTGTTCAGGAACTAATACTGGAGATCAAACAATTAGTGATGCCACAATTAGTACTAGTGATATTACTACTAATAATGTAAGTACTTCTAAGCATGGGTTTGCTCCTAAAGCTCCAAATGATGCTACAAAGTATTTGGATGGCTCAGGGGCTTACTCAGTACCTATAGGAAGTAGTGGTGCTTCTGCTTGGGCAGCCTGGACGCCAGGTTGGACAGGATTTAGCGTTAATCCTACAGTAGTTGCTAGATATCAGACAATAGGTAAAACTTGTAATGTCTATTTAACAACTACGGCAAATGGCACCAGTAATGCCACTACTTTTACAATAACTGGTTTGCCTGTAACACCTAGTTCAAATATAGTAGGAACTTTATTCTTTCCATGCTTAGTCACTAATGCGGGAACAAACCAGTTAGGAATTGCTGAGGTTAATCCTAGTAGCACTACAATTACTATGACAGCTTCGGCTGCTTTAGGGGCATGGACAGCTACTGGAAACAAAGCAGCTTATCTTAACTTTAGTTACGAGACAGTATAATGAATATCGAAGAAACTAAAGATAAAAACTTAATTAAAAGTATTATTACTGAACCTAAACTGTGGAAACTAGAATATGGCCAAGGAATGGATATAAAAGATTTTAAAGTAGATGAAAGTTTTACTTATTTATTAATTAAAGAAGAAAATGAAATATTAGGAATGTTTCAAACACGAGAAATTACAAGAATATTAGTAGATGCTCATATATATTTATTACCTCAATATTGGGGAAAGGATTATAGTTTAAGTGCTATAAAAACCTTATTTAAGTATTTTGAGCAAACAAATTATCATAAAATAATTACTGATATACCAAAAAGCTGTTCTCATGTTATTAAATTATTAAAAAAGACTGGCTGCAAACAGTGCGGCTATATAGATGCTGGTGTTATCTATAATAATAAATTAATGGGATTATTATTATTCTCCCACGATATAAAGAGAAATTAGAATGAATATATTTAATATAAGATCTAGTAAATCAAATAATAAATCTGCTTCTAAAGGTTTAGAATTTGATTATTCTGATCCAAATATAGCATATTTAGGTGGTGGGGGAGGTTCTACTACTACTGGCGGAGGAACAGTAGTACAATCTACTGATCCTGTGGCTGCCGAATTAGCAGGAACAATGCAAGCTAATGCAGCTAATACTGCTGCTCAAGATTATAATGCTTCTATTCAACAAGCTATTCAGGCAATTAATAAACAATATAATCAAGCTCAATATGCAGTACAACCCTATCAACAAACTGGCGTAGCTGCATTAGATCAATTAAATCAATATTTAGGATTACCTGCATATAATCCTGGAAATGCTCCTACAGACCCGAATACTTGGAAACCTTCTGATACTGATATAAGAAATTATGTTAGAGCAAATTCTTATATGGGGTTAGAAGGAGAAGATCAAACTCCTTATACTATATACAATGGTATTGGGGCTAGGCCAACTCCAGGAGCTTCTCAAGTAGTTGGTTATCTCGGTGGTGGGATTGGAGCCAATAGTAATACTCATTTAGGGCCAGGAAATGGGCCCGGAGTTTTAAGACCAGGAGCTTTAGATATTATTGGTGTTGGTGGTGGTATTAACACGCATCAAGTAGGCAATGTTGGACAAGGTGTTTATGCAGGAATGCAGTTAGGAGGAAGTTTAACTACAGGACAATTAGATCAAATTTCTAATTTATTAAAACAACAATATGTTGATAATAATATAGATCAATATAATACTAATTTACAGAATTTTAATGTTAATAAAGGTTTATATGATAAATATTCAGCTGAAGGTCCTTTATCTACGCAACAAGTAACTGATAAAATAACTAATCTACCAGGATACCAAGCTCAATTAGGCCAAGGAATAGCTGCTATTGGAGGAAATGCCAGTGCTAAAGGATACTTAGGATCTGGTAAGATATTAAAAGAATTATCTAATTATGGACAAGGAACTTTATCTCAATTTTATGGACAAGAATTATCTAGGTTATCTAATTTAGTGGGTCAAGGAGCAAATACAGCAGCTTCATTATCCCAATCTCATCAAAATCAAGGAAATAGTTTAGCTCAATTGTATGATAGTTTAGGTCAAAATACGGCTAATTCTGCTCTAGCAGGGACAAATGCTTTAGCTCAAGGTATTATTAATGCTAATCAAAACTTTAACGTACTTGGACAGACTACTCAAACTACTCAAGGGGATAATGGGTTAAGTGGTATTGGCAGTTTGTTAGGTGGTATTGGTAGTTTAGCTAGTTCATTCGGATTATAAGAGAATATTATGTCTATAGATTTTAGTTTAATTCAAGCCCAGCCTACACCTAAACAAGGTGTTATGGGAAGTATTCCAGGAATGACAGTAAATAATGGACCAAATAAATTAGATTCATTAGCTTCAGGATTACTCGAAGGAGCTAAAGTAGGAACACAAATAGCTGCTACTAGACAAGATATAGCAGCTAGTAAGCAAAAAAATGCTGAAGAAGCTGCTTTATTTCCTTCAATTCTTCAACAGCAAAAAAATGCTGCCGAGACTTCTAATATAGATTTAGAGAGTAGAAAAGTTCAAGCAGCTAATGCTGCCGGAGCTGCTGCTGCTTTTAGACAAAATATGGATGCTGGAATGGCCTATTTACAAAAAAATGATGTTGTAAAATATTTAGATATTAAAACAAAACAAATTAATACTGAAAAAAGTATTGCAGATCTTGCTAGTAAAGTTGCTGATACGAAAACTAAACAATTAAATTATTCTAATTCTATTACATCTAATGCTTATGATCTAGCCCAAGCTGCCTCTAAAGCAGGCCAACAAAGAGGTCCTCAAGCAGCTGAAGCGGTGTATCAACAAGGATTAAAATTTATGGGGGATACTGTAGCTTCTGCTTTACCTCCGCATTTTGATGATTCTACTTATCATGTTCTATCAGATTTAGGAGGACAATCTAAGATTAATCAGCAAAGAGATCAAATCATGAAAAATGGTACTCCTGAAGAAAAGAATGCTTATAGAACAGCAGAATTACAAAATAAAATTAAATCAGGAATAGCCTCAGATCAAGATAAAACTGAATTAAATTCTTTACAAAATCAAATACAAGATGCTCAGAACGCTAAAATTAAGAAACAAGGAAGTCCTTCTGATTATTATGATAAAGCTTTAGCAGGACAGGATGCTAAAACTGCTGCCTCTGCTAATAGTACAAGAGGAACTATGCAACATCTAGCTTATGATGCTAGTGATGGTGCTGATGTATTATCTAAAGTTCCTGCTGGTTATACAGGACCAGTTATTGATTATCTAAAAGCTAATAAGATGAATACAGAAGTTCAGAAACTACAGAAAATATTAGCAGAAATTCCTTTCTTAGTTAAATCTACTGTCGGTATTAGTAATGGCATGAGATTTACTCAAGGGGAATTAGAACAATTAAATAAAGCAAGTGGTTCAACAGCTATTAATAGAGAAGCATTACAATGGGTGTTAGATAGAACTAATACTAAAGCTACTGAAGGTATTTATACTAATTGGAAAGTAGAGAATGATATTAGGAAAAATGGAAGTCCTGAAGTTTATAAAAGATGGTTAGAATCTAATCCAGAACCAAAACAATCAATTGATGTAAATAATAGTTATAAACAAGTGGATTTTACTAAAGGAAAAATTTATACAGATAAAAATGGAATGAAAGCTATTTATACTGGTGATCCTAAAAATCCTTGGCAGGAGACAAAATAATGGCTTTTGATCCAGGCTCAGCTAAAGAAGTTATGGCTTTTGATCCTAATTCTGCACAAGAATATAAACCACCAGAGGCTCCCACTACATCTGGAGTATTAGATAAATTAGCTAATAATCCAGTTATAGAAGGAATTAATGCTATAGGAGGAGGCGCACAGCAAGGACTATCTAATGTTATTGGAACAGCTTCGGGCAGTGATACTATTAAAAATTTAACTCCTCCAGAACACGTACAAGAGGCTATGCTACAAAATCCTACTTTGGCTCAGGCCGGAGCAGGAATAGGTATGGCTATGGGATCAGCTCCCGCATCAGGAATAGGAATGGCAGTCAGTGCACCTTTAGTTGCTCAAGGCCTATTGACAGAGGGCGGGGCGACTGCATTAGGAAATATTATAGCAGGATCTACTATGGCGGGGCCAAATAATAGAATATTAGGAGGAGTAATAGGTGCTGGAACAAGTTTAGTAGGTCCATTAGTATCTTCTTCTATGAATTTTATTACCAAAGCTGCTACCTTAGCTACTAGGGTTAAAAATGTGGTTAGTGAGATTGGCAGTAAAATAGAAGGTACTCCAGATACAATTGCCGCTAAAAGCCAAGCAAATATGTGGACAGCAGCAGACGCAACTGATAAGCAAAATTTCTCTTTTCTAAATGATGCTAATAAATCCTCGACAGTTCCTCAACAAGCAGCTACTCAAGCTCAAAAAGTATTACAAAAATATGAAGATCCTAAAGTTTTAGGAGATTTAAGTGGGCCTCAAAGACAAATAGTAGAACAAATAGCTTCTTGGAGCAAACAAGAAAATAAAGTAATTCCTGCTTCTTCTATATTAGATTCCTCAGGGAATGCTGTTCAAGGAGAAACTAATCAAATTATTAACTCAAATACTAAATTTTCTTTATCTGAATTACAAAATGCTAGGAAAGGATTGGATCAAGCTATTTCTCAAGCCTTTAATCAATCAGAAAATGGGGCAATAGCTAAAGGAGTAGCTATGGATTTATTATCTATTAGAAATCCTATAGAACAAGATTTATTACAAGCAGCTACAAAAGCTGGGGTTAAAGATCAATATCTACAAGCTAATAATTTTTATAAGTCCAGTGTATTGCCTTTAATAAATACTGGAGCACGGGATACAGCAGATGCTTTAAAAAATGCTGGAACAGATCCTTTAGCGGCAGCAAAAATAACAGATGGATTAATAAATAAATACATTAATCCTGCTAAACCTGATGTTGCTAAGACCTTTTTAAATACATTAGATCCTATTGGCAGACAAGCTGTAGAAGCACAAGTAGTTAATAATGCGATGAAAAAAGCCACTAATAATATTGATAAAATTGATCCCTTAGTTTTTAAGACTAACATTGAAAATCTACAGAAACAATTGGGCTCCGTATTTTCTCCAGAAACTAATAAAATGTTACAGGGGGTTAATAAAGCAATAGATCAGGGAACTACTTTTCTAGGCATGAAACTGGACTTAGCTAAGATTCAAACAGGATATAAAATAGGAGCTGCTGCCTCTGCTATGGGGGGATTAGCCTACACTGCCGGTGGAGGAACAGCAGCCGCATTTGGTACATTAGCTCTAGGCCTTAATAAACTTATACAGTCCAAGGTAGGACAAGATTTATTAATTAGAGCAGGAACAAAAGGAGGAGAAGAAGTAGGGAAGCAAATAGTTAATAGTCTATTAATACAGGGAGCATTGGCAATAACTCCTCCAGATATTAAAGGACAGCAATAATGCCTATAGATCCTAACTTATTAATAGGACAACCTCCTTCACAACAACCCCAGCAAGGACAAGGAGGGATTAATTTTGGTTTAATAGCTCCCCAACCAATACAACAAGGGGCTATAGCACAATTACAACCTCCTCAAGCTCCTCAACAATCTCAAAGAGGGGAAGGTATAGGGGGATTATTGGAAGGCCTAAAAGGGCTCGTAGGCCTTTCAAAAAACAATAATCCCCCTAATCCTAATCCTGTGCCTGGACAATCTCCTAATACAACAGTTAATCCAAATTATAGTCCTAAAAGTTCTTCAACTTCATTAGAACAATCTTTATATAGTAATGCTAGCAAAATGTTAGGAATAGATGAACATAATCCAGTTATGTCTCAATATCTTCAAAAAGCTAATCCAGGACTTAATCCAGCTATAACTCCTTGGTGTGCTGGTTTTGTTGGCTCCGTATTAAATGCTAGTGGAATTAAAGGTACCGGTAGTTTATCTGCTAGATCTTATTTAGGTTTTGGTCAACCAACTAATAAACCTACAATGGGAGATATAGTAGTGTTGTCTCGTGGTAATGATCCTACTAAAGGTCATGTAGGCTTCTATGCTGGTACTGATGAAAATGGAAATATAAAAGTATTGGGAGGTAATCATAATAATGCTGTAGGTATTGGCAATTATTCTCCACAACAAGTACTGGGGTATAGAATACCGCCTAACGGACAACAAATAGTTCAATACGCTCAACAAAATAACATACAATCTCCTCAACAATTATCTGAATTAACAAAACAACAAAATAATATGTCAAGTCCTCTTACAATTAATACAATTAAACAATTTGAAGGTATGGAAAACTTTAAAGATGGTGTTAGTCATGCAAGATGGGATGTGAATGCCTATAGAGTAGGTCATGGCTCTGATACCTATACCACACCGGATGGAAAAGTACATAAAGTAACAGCAGGTACTACTGTAACCCAAGAAGATGCTGATAGAGATTTAGCTCGCAGAGCACAGGAATTCGAAACTACCGCCACACACCAAGTAGGCGAAGATAACTGGAATAGATTAAACCCTTCTGCTCAAGCAGCTTTAACATCTGTAGCATATAACTATGGTAGTTTACCTAAGTCTGTGGTTTCTGCTGTTAAGACCGGTAGTCCTTCAGTAATTGCTGGAGCAGTGAGAGCACTTGGCGGAGCTAATAATGGTGTGAACAGACAACGTAGGAACCAAGAGGCTAGTATGATAGTTAATCCTATAGGACCTCAAGCAATGAATAATATTAATAATGGAATAAATGGCAATAATGGCCCAAATTATTCTGGAGGAGAACAAGGAACTTGGTCCTTCCCGGGATCAGGCCCTAATATGCCTCATGTTATTCCCTCAAATAATAGTCGAATGCCTATAGGCAATCCAGATGTTCCTTTTCAAAACTCTATAGGAGGATCTTCTAGCCAATTATCCATGAATTCTAGAGCACTCCCTGGCACTGGGCAAGTTCCCATTAGAAATTTAAGACCTGAAGATATGGATGCAATTATAAGATCTCAGGGTGCATACAATAACAATAATCATCAAATAGGATAGAAACATGATAAGTATTGATATTGCTAAAAAATACTTAGGATTACAAGAAGTTAAGGATAACAAACAGATTAAGGCTTTATTAAAATCTCAAGCAATTAAAGGAGATATAGCAATTGATCCTGCACAAACCTCCTGGTGTGCTGCTTGGATTAATTTCTGCGAAAGAGAAGTTGGGAATCCTGGTACAGGACAATTATTAGCAAATAGTTTTAAGGCTTATGGAAATGAAATAGATCCAGATAATGCTCAAGAGGGAGATATTGTGGTGTTTCATTTCCCCTCAGATAGCCCAGGCCATGGTCACGTTACCTACTTTGTTAGTTGGGATGATGCTAGTAATACCTTGAAGTGCTTGGGAGGCAATCAACATAACATGGTTGATTATTCTAATTACATTCAGGATTATGTAGTAGCTATCAGGAGATATAAATAAATGGATACGAATTATAGTAATAATCTACAGCAACATATAGCTGAAGATGATATAGAAAAGATAGTGGATAAAGTAGTAGATAGGCTTGAGAAGAAGTTGCTATTAAATGTGGGGAAGGGGGCATTAGGAATATTGTGGAGAATTATAGTAACTCTTGGGATAGCTCTAGCAGGCTATGGTGCAGGAAC